GAATACTTCCACTCGTCGCCCTTGGGGTAGTTGCCCGCCACGAAGTCGGCGTAGGACACGCGGCTGTACCGGGGGTCCTGGGCCTCGCGGGCCTCCAGGTGGAACGCCTGGGAGTAGCGGTCCGCGTGGGCCAGCATCTTGTCCTTGCTCCAGTACAGCACCTTGCGGAAGCCGTTGTTCAGCTCGAAGTAGGCGTAGTAGCCCACCACGGGGCGGCTCTCCCGGTCTCCGTCGTCCTCCAGGAACTCCAGGATGGGGCGGCGGGTGAAGCGGTCCCGGCCTCTGTACTCGCCCTCCACCACGGGAAACGCGTCGATGTCCAGGTATTGGCCGCTGCGCTCTGCAAGCTGGATGTAGCCCTTGTAGCCGAGCTGGAACTGGGCCACGGTGCCGCGCTTCTTGTCCTTGTAGGGGACCATGTAATACTGGCCGAGCTGCGGGGAGGGGGACAGGTTCAGGCTCTCACCCAGCAGGGCGGCGGTCAGCACCGTCCCGGCGTCGCACTCCTGGAGGGACGGGTTTACGGCCACGGCGGAGCTGATGGCAGCCACGAAGCGCCGGGCGCGGTCCGGGTCTCCCAGGGTGTCGTTCACGAGTTTCTGGTACATCGGCGTCTGGATAGCCACGCTGAACTTGGGCTTGCCGCCGCTGCGGCTCTGCAAAGAATTGTTCACGGCCATGATTAAATCCTCCTATACGAAATGTTCCGTTCTTTCAGCCAGCGGGAAAGCTCCGCCGCCTGGTCCTTTGTCACCTGGCACTCAAAGCGCAGCAGGTAGATGGCCTCCTCCACGGCCTCACCACCGCCGGGTTCCCAGGTCCCGGCCTGGGCCGCATTGGCAGCGGGGTCCGGGGTCTGCTCTGCACCCCGCGTCGCCTCTGCCTTGCGCTGTTCCTCTGCCAGGTTGGCGGCCTGGGCGGTCCGCTGGGCCTCGTACTCCCGCAGGCGCTTGGCCCGCTCCTGGAGGCGGGAGCGCTCCATCAGAGCCTCGTTCAAGTCCAGGTGCTCCAGGTACTTGATCTTGACGGCCTCGGCAAACTCGCTCTCCACGGTAGCCAGGACCTCCAGATCGGACGCGGCCTTGTCCTCCGCCGCGACGATGGCCTCCCGGACCTTCTTCATGGTCACGCTGGTGTTGTACCAGGTGTCCTGCCACAGCTTCTCAAAGGGGAGCAGCGCCCGCAGCTCGCCCACGGTCTCCTCGTAGATTTCCAGGATAGCGGCCCGCTTGTCCGCCCGGCGCTTCTCCTCGTACTCCTTGAGCTGCGCGTCGATGGCGGCGATGGGCTGGTCAATAAGGCCCACCAGTTCCTTCACCTTGGCCTCGAAGTCGGTGTACGGGGCCATGCACTCGCGCTTGACCTCCTTGCGCTTGTTCTCCAGGGCCTCCCGCAGCTTGTTCAGCTTGGCGCGGTCCTCCTTGGCACCCTTGATGCCGTCCTCTGTTACCACCAGGCCGGTGTACAGCGCCAGGCTCTCCGCAAGCTGGCCTTTCAGCTCCTCAAAGTTGAAGTCTATCGTCTTGGGCAAAGTCTCCAGGCTGTTGCCCATCACAAATTCCATGCTCATGTTGTCCTCCTGTTCAGATAGGCGGGAGCTTGAGATTTGGTTTCTGCCGCTGCTCCACGCAGCGCCAGAAGGGGACCGCCTCCCGCCGGATGATGGCGATGTCGTCCTCGGCATCCGCCCGTTCGATTTTGTAGTGCCGGGTCTCTTTCCGGTCCTCGCCCTCCGCCGTGGTGTATTTGATCTGGGCCAGAAGCTCCACGAACTGCCACCCGGCGGCAAGCATCTGCTGGCACACCTGGGCGTAATACTCCGTGGGGATGCGCCCCTTCCAATGGGTCCAGCCGGTGGAGGAGAGGATTTCCGTGGTTTTGATCTCCAGGCCGCCCAGCCGCCCGGTGGCGGTTTCCTCCAGCTCCCCGTCCGGGGTGCAGGTGATGAAGGGCAGGTCCTGGTGTTTGATAATCTTGTAGGGGGTGAAGCTCACCCGGTATTCCGGGTGGTCCAGGGCGAAGAAGGAGCGCAGCAGCGGCTCCGCGTCGTTGCCGTAGCGCACATAGGGCTTGTCCCCGATGTCCTCCGGGATGACCAGCCCGCACTTTTCCTCCCAGAGCTGCACGTTGGTTTTCCAGGGGGAGAGGCCCAGGAGGGCGGCGGCGTCAGACGCCCCCAGCCCATCCTTGCGGGCCTCCAGCCATTCCGCCCGGTCCTTGCAGATGATGACCTGCGGCTGCATCACATCATCACGACGATTTTGCCGTCCTTAACCTCCTGGGCCAGCTTGTCCTCGAAGTAGGCCGCGATGCTGGCCTTGGCCGTCTGCTGCCACATCCCGCCGTCAGCCTCGAACAGGCCCACGTTGCCGTCATCGTCCAGGCGCAGCAGGAACTCGCTCACCGGCTGTTCTACCTCCAGGAAGGTGCGGAAGGGGCGCAGGGCCACGCGGGGCTTGACCTGCACCAGCGCCTTGAGGGAGACGCCCTGGCGGGCCTCCACTTCCTGGCTCACGCCGTTGTCGCGGGTGGTCACACCGCTGTCCTTGCTCATGCGGGAGAGCAGGTCCAGCAGGTAGTCCACGCCGGGGCCGGGGGAGAACTTGCTCCGCAGCTCAATGATGGCCTGCTCATACTCCCGGAAGCCGTCACGGAAGCCCGGAACGTCGCATTTCGCGGTATAGAGGCTGTCGCGGCACATCATGTCGTCGTAGGTGGTGAACACGGAGACCGTGCGGGCATCGTCCACGCGGATGAACACGGGCAGGTTCTCGAACATATCCAGCTCGTTGCGGACCAGCTTCACGATGCTGTCCAGGCCGGAGACGGAGAGGTTGGCAGGGCGGTCAATGTGGGGCTTGATACGGACCAGGTCGTGGTCAGAGTAGGTGTCGCCGTGGATGTTGTAGGTCTTGTTGTCCTTGAGGGACACGAGGTACTGGGCAAATTCTTTCAGCATGATGAATACTCCTTTCAGATCGTGGCGTTATGCCTGGCGTTTGAACTTCAAAATTTTGGGGTGGTCCTGCTCCTCACCGTCGAGGGCTAACTGGCCGGGGACCTGGGGCACCATTTCGGCCACCATCAGTTCGCCGGTGCTGGGTGCGTTGGTGATGTAGAGGCTCGTGGTCACGGGGTCCGTCGGGGTCAGGGAGCACTTGGCCGTGCTCTGCACCGTGATGGTCCGGCGGTCCGCGCTGGGGATAAGCTCCAGGGTCACGGAGATTTTGCGCTTGGCGGTGGCCTTGGTGTTGGGGTCCAGGATGTTGTCCATCACCTTGCCCATCTCATAGTCCACGCGCTCCAGGATTGCACCCATTGACATCTCAAGGATGCTTTTCTTGTCCAACTGGTCACTCATGCGGTTTTATCCTCCTTTTTGGTGGCCCGTTTCCGGGCCGCATATTCTCCTAACAGCCGCTTGAGGGCTGCGTCATGCCAGCTTTGCCAGGACGAATACCCGCACACCTGGAGCAGATCGTCCGGCAGGCTTGCCGCGAACTCGCGGCTGATGCGGTAACACTTGCGGAAGCGCCCGGTGGGTGCGGTGGGCGGTGCGGTCTCCGTCTCGCTGGCCTCGCTGCGGCTCTCTGCTGTCGGCAGCGCCCCCAGCAGGTCCAGGTCCTCCGCGTCGTAGAGTTCCGTCCTGGACGCTCCCAGGACATCCTCCAGGGCCTTGAGCTGGTCCGGCGTCGGCAGGCATACGCCCTTCTCATACCGGCTTACCATGCCCACGTCAGCCCTGGGTTCCGTTTCTTTCAGTCTGGCGGACACCTGCGGCTGGGTCAGACCCAGCACCATCCGCCGCTCTTGTAGTCGGTTCATGCTCTACCTCCTCTATCAGTCTGATTTGTTGGAAGAAGGGGAAGAACTGGGGCGGGCACACCGCGTTTCCGAGGCATCTAACTCTGTCCATCCAGTTGGGAAGCCCATCAACCATTCGGTCCATTCCGGGTTCAGATTTCCAGTACCCCCCCCCCGCCAGGTAAGCCACTTTCTGGCATAGAAGCAATGACCTGGTGGATGTCGCGTCCTTCCGCAGGTGCCGGGCCAGCCCCGCCGCGTCCATCGCCGTCGGCGTGGGCCACGATTGCAAATCGGTATCTTTGGTGCGGAGCGCCGACGCCGCGAGCTGGAACCATAAACGCCCGTGCGGTGTAGCCTTTACTTTCCAGGTCAGAAAGCACATCGTCGAGTGCCAGATTGAGGATGTTAGCAACATTCTCTCCAATGACCCAAGCAGGCCGCAGCTCGTCGATAACTCTAAGCATCTCCGGCCAGAGGTAGCGGTCATCGCTCTTGCCTCTGCGCTGTCCGGCTTTGGAGAAGGGTTGGCACGGGAAGCCGCCGGAAATAATGTCAACTGTTCGTAGTCCGGTCCGTTCACAGAAACTCTCCTTTGTCAAAGTCCGAATGTCCCGCCAGCGTGGAACGTCCGGCCAATGTTTCTCCAGGACCCTGGTGGGGTAGTCGGCCCACTCGCATTGTCCCACGGTGTGGAAGCCTGCCCACTCGGCGGCCAGGTCCAGGCCACCGATGCCGGAAAACAGGGAAAGGTGGGTCAACTCCATATCAGCTATCCCTCATACGGGCTTTCCAGGGACCAGTCCCAGGTCTGTCCGCCTTGCCATTCCGTGGTGAAGTAGTTGTGTGCGCCGTCTCCGGTGAAGTACAGGTACTCCTTCGGCAGCACCCGGCCCACGCTGCCCACGCACTCCTTCTCGGCCATCCAGCGGGCCAGCACATCCTCCACCAGGGCCAGGATGTCCGGGTCCACCGGGTTGCTGGGGTCGTAGCCGTAGAACTGGCAGGGCTGGGTCGTGATGCCCTCCACCGTGTCGGCCCAGAAGCGGTCCCCACTGTCGTAGCGGTTCAGCACGCACCAGATCGTGGCCGCCTGTTCCGTGGTGGAGCAGCCCCGCGCCTCGCCCCACACCATCTTTGCCAGGGCTACCTTGGACGCCTCCATCGGGTCGATGGCCTCCCGGTCCTCAAACTCCAGCGTGATGGGTTCCAGCGCGGGTGTCTCCGCCGGGAGCGCCGTTGCCGTCACCGGCACGGTGGCCTCTGGTGTCTCCGGCTCTTGTGGACGCCCGCTCCAGGCGAACGCAGCAGCCACGGCCAGAAGGGCCAGCGCCAGGCAGGCGGCTCTCTGCATCGCGGCCCTGCGGCGGCGCTGCTGCCGCCTCCGCCGTTCAGTCCGGGTCATAGGTGCTTCTCCTGCGGCGGTACAACTCGTCGATAAGGTCCGTGTCGCTGTAATCGGCCAGCGCCTTGCCCTCGTCCTCGGTCTCAACCGATACAAGGATAGAGGATTTCAGATACAAAGCGGGACGCGGCGCGAAGCTGGCGTAGTACACGAGGTTGCAGTACACGGTGCCGCCGGCGCGGATGAAGCACGCGTAGCGGTCATCCGAGTACGGGGAGCTGTTGGTTGTCCAGCCCGTTGCCAGCCAATAGGGCTTGGAGGTCAGCGGCAGGACGCTGCGGTGCTTGCGGTACTCGTCGATGGTCAGCGCCCGCGCGACAGCCAGGGGCTTGCCGTAGTCCGTCATGCCGTCCATGGTGGTCAGGTCGATGGGCCGCTCCACCACGGCGGAGAAGATGGCCGGGTGCTTGTCCCGCAGCCAGCGCTCCACGGTCTTGGAAAGCAGGCTGCCCGCGTAGTTGTTGTGGTCCTCCCGCTCGGCGTCGTCATCCTCGAACTGGCAGCACTCCGGCAGCGTGTCGGCGGCCACCGCAAAGGCGGCGTCCATGTCGTCCTCCAGCTTAACAAACTCCACGCCGTCGAGGGTGAAGCGTTCGCCCCGACGTACCTGTGCCAGGGCCAGGTCCTTCATTTTCATGTCCTTGTCCTCCTCTTTGGTTTACTGGCCGCTCTCGGCGGTCGTGGTGGTCCGCCGGTTGCCCCGGCGGCGGATTGCCTCTTGAAACGTCCTTTGAGCCAGGCGGGGGTCATACTCCGGGCGCTGGTTCTTGTCCAGCTTGCCCGTGTCGCCTCGTCGCAGCTCCTCATAGATCGTTGCGGGGTGGCATCCGATTTTGTAGGCGATGTCCAGCACGCGGGCTTCCTCCTGGTACATCTTTGCGATTTTCTTTCGGTCCTGGAAATCCAGGTACTTGCAGGCCATCACGCGCACCCCCTTTCCTGGGAAAAAATAAAGCCCGAAGGACTGTTTCATCCTTCGGGTTTTACGATAGCATTTGCGGCGCCAAATGTCAATAGTAAAACTCGAATTTCTTTGAAAAATTTTTTATAGTCTTTATAGGCTTGCAAGGAACACGTTGAAAAGCTCCGCAGAGGTGTGCCAGTCCAGGATTAACCGTGGGTAATTATTTATCCAGTCCTGGACCCGGCGCACCTCTTTTTGTGTTACCTTGCGGAAGTCCGTGCCCTTGGGGAAAAACCACCGGATAAGCTGGTTCTGCTTCTCGTTGCTGCCGCGCTCTCCGGGTGACCTGGGGTGGCAGTAGTAGACGTGGGTGCGCTTCTCTCCGGGCAGCAGACAGGAGCGCTCCATGCCCTTGCAATCGGCAAATTCGCTCCCGTTGTCCACGGTGATGCTCTTGAACACCTGGCGGAACATAGCGGTCCCCATGCGCCGCTCCAGCCGGTCCAGAACGCCCACGACGCTGGCGGCGGTGTCGTCGTGCATCTTGCGGATGATCTCGTCCCGCGTCACGCGTCCGGTGAGGACGCACAGGGCGGCCTTGGTGCCCTTCTTGCCCACTACGCTGTCCATCTCCCAGTGGCCCGGCTCCTCCCGGTTGTTGATGTGCTCCGGGCGATGCTCGATGCTATCCCCTCTGGGGGCTTTCGCTGCTTTCACGCGGTTGTAGGTCCGCTTCTGGTCACTCTTGTAGCGCAGCTCCTTGTTGGTCAGGGGCCACAAGTCCCCGTTCTCGATGTACTTATACACAGTCTGACGGCATAATGTGCAGGAGAAGGTGGTCTCCGGCGTTTTGCCCAGCATGGAACAGGCAGCAGACGGGGAATACCCCTCGGAGATGGTTTTGACCAGCCACCGGGCCAGCCGGTGGTCTTTGCCTATTTTCAGAGGCTTTTCCATGTTCTTCTTGCGGTCCAGGTGGTAGTCCTTGGCGACATCGGCGGAGGAGGAGATATAGGTGGTCAGATCGCTGCGTTTCAGCTCCACCGCGCCCCTCCGGCACTCGTCGTAGACCGTGCTGTGATGCACGCCCAGATAGCGGGCGATCTGCGGCTTGCTGTACCCCTCGCGGAGCATTTTTTCAATGGTCAATCTGTCGTTCCAGGTCAAGTGTGCGCCCTTATATCTCGGCATAGGAAAACCTCCATTTGCAATACTTTTGCATAGCATTTGTATATCTTTAGCACACTTTTTTCGGCCATGTCAATAGCCCCGGAAGATGCAAAAATCCCCCTACTATCCGTAGGGGGATTTCAAAATTTTTTATTCTTTTCCGGTCAGCCAGTCCATCGTCACGCCCAGGACCTCGGCAAAGATCATCAGCTCGTAGTCCGTCACGAAGCGGTCCCCGGTCTCTATCTTGCTGATGGCCTCCCGCTCGATGAACACGCCCTTGACCTGCATCCTCGCAGCGAGGTCCGCCTGGGAGATGCGTTTGGTCGCCCGCACCTGGTGGATGCGGTCGCCGGAGATATTCTTTTGTCCCTCAAAATCGTAAATCTTCACACGCAGCCCCTCCTTGGCACCTTGACAGTACCACGGAAAAGGGCTATCTTTGTAATAAAGATTTACAACCTTTATCGTTTTGGTACAAAAAGTGGGAATATCTCACTTCACGTCCGGCAGCTTCTCCAGCATACCGGCGGCCTCCAGCAGATTGTAGATGATCTGGGCCGTGGCCTCGCGGGTGATGGGCTTCTGCCATCCGTAGTTGCCCGCACCGTCTCCGGCGAAGATACCCTTGCGCTTGCAGTAGTCGGTGGCCTCCTTGGCCCAGGCGGAGGGGTTGTCCCCGGTGTCGGCGCAGCTCGTGAGCTGTTTGGTGTCCATAGTTTCTTCATCCTTTCCGGCCTTTGCGGCCTCCAGTCTTTTGTTGACTTCTGCGGCGATCTGGCCGTGGCGGCTGTAAAGCCAGTCGCCAGGGCAGGCTTTCGCCGCAAACCAGCGGTGGACGGTCATGTTCTGCCGGTCTACCTGACCTACGAGGTTTTTATCTCCCTTCCAAAGCAGCCTGGGGATGCCGTTGCGTTGGCAGATGTCCACCAGCAGGTCAATGAGGGACTTGTAGGCCGCGTCGGAGACCGGCCACGGGTCCTTGGCAACGGTGTTCGCCACCTCAATGGTGACGGCCCGGTTGTCGTTGCTGGCGGAGGAGGTACACCACGAACGGTTGGCCTCGTCCACATACAGACCGATGCGCCCATCGCTGCCGATGCCGTAGTTGCTGCTGGCCTGGCGTTCCTTGTTCTGGAACAGTTCGCCGCAGCGCTCCACGGACAGGTTCCCGGCCATACAGTGGATGGAGATGGTGTCGATGGCGTGCTTGCGCTTGCCGGAATGGTTGGGGGACAGCTTGGTGTAGCTGACCAGCGGGCTGTTACTCATTGCCCGCACCTTCTTTCAGAACGCCGTGGTTGAGTTCGTAGACGGCGGCCTCAATGAGCGCGTCGATGCGTTCCTCGTCCAGGGTGATGCCGTGCTCCGCCAGCCAGTTGAGGACGTAGGCTTTCTTCTCCTCGCCGCGCCCGCTGCCACGGTAGATTTGCTCCGCCGCCGTCACAGCGATTTTCACCCAGGCATTGATCTCCGCCTGCTGCTGGGCCGTGGTCCGGCTCTTGATATAGGGGATGACCACGGCGGTGATGACGGCAGCCACAAGGGCAGCCGCCGCTTCAATGATGGTCGTAATATCCATGATGTGCTCCTTCCTTTACTCCACGATTTCCCAGTCGTCGGCCAGCATATCCGCCTGGCTTGCAAGCCATCCCATTTGCACGCCGGAAGTGCCGCAGAATGCGATAGCCTTGTTCCCAATGGCCGCGTGCTCGGCATTGACGATTGTGCCAGCCGGGGACGTGTAACTGATGGCAGAGGCCAGCTCAATGTGCTGGTTCTTTCCGTTCCAGCCCGCCCGTCTGCACTTCTTCCCCTTCTTCATGGCCTCGATAGCCAGCCCGAAGTTCATACTGTCGATGGGGCGGTACGCCGCCTCGAACACGGCCTTGGGGCTGAAACTCTCGTAGCCGTCCGGGTAGCGGACCTTATAGCCCTCCTCCACGGGGTCCATGCTCTTGGGGGTTGGCTGGCCCTCCTCGTAGACCCTGACGCCCTTGCGAATAGCAGGGACCGCCTCAATGATTTTCGTGCCGATATAGGTTTTCATTTCGATTTCCTCCTTTAGCAATCTCGTTTGATTTTCTTCTCCGGTGCGTTGCTCTTGCCGAACACCACCCCGTCGTTGTGCTCGAAGATGTTCTCCACCACCTTGAGGACGTTCACGCCCAGAATGGTCTCGATGGCCTGCTCGGACAGGTCCACCACCGGGAACACTTGGCCCAGGCGCACCGTGGCGTACAGGGCGATGAGGTAGGACATCGTGACCCACCCCAGCGCGGCGATCTGCGTTGTCACGAACAGCCGCCGCGTGGTCGTCTTAATGTTCTTCATCTCGTACCGCCTCCAGATGGTCAATGCGGTGGTGTGCGGACTTGGCGCTGGCCTCCACGGCAGCCAGACGGCCCTCCACCTCTGTGTTGGTCTTGCGCTGCTCTCGCTGTTCCGTCTTGATCTCGTCCGTGTTGGACTTGATGTACCCCAGCTCTGTCAAAACAGTGCCGAGCTGTTGGCCGTTGCTCCTGTCGTCTTTTCCCTTGTTGTGGGAGAAGGTGGCATAACTGATGACAGCGCCCAGCACCGTGCATACCAGTCCCACAATGATGTTCCACTCCATTGGTATCACCTGCCTTTCCCATTGAGCATATCAAAGCCCCGCATCCTTTTCGCCCCGAAGCAGATAAAAATTTGAAAGAGAGGGTCCACCTATGAAAGCCTTGGTCTATATCGTGTGCGTCGCCGTAGCAGCGATGGTGCAAACCGCCATAAGCATGAGCGGTGTACAACTCGGCGGTCTCCCTGTGGTCCTGCTGTATGGCACGGCCTTGGCTGTCGCTACCGCCGCTTGCAAGGCCATCCAGCGCAGGAAAACGCGTCCGGCCATACCGAAGGAACGATGGTACACCTGCCCGAGGTGTGGGCAGCTCGTCCCGGAGGGAAAGCCGTGTGACTGCGAAAGCCTTTCTCCCCAGCCGGGGGAGAAGTTGTGCGGCACACCGTTCATCCAGGCAGGCCAGACCCCGCCCGGAGTTGAAACCGAACAGCCGAAGCCGGGAAAGCGGCCTCCGGTGGTTCCGCTTTGCATAGCCGCTGCTTTGCTGGTGGTATGCACCTGCATCCTTGGCTACCGTGTCTCCGTGCTCACGGCAGCGCGGGATGACCTGGCAGCGGAGAATGCGGAATTGCGCTCCAGGGTTTCCGCGCTATCCACTGAAAAGACGCAACTGCAAGAAAAAGTGAACGACCTGGAGGCTCGGAACGAGGATTTGTCCGGCTATCTTCACGACGCCACTTTTCTTTACAACAACATTGGGTTCATCGTCGAAGGGTCAAACCGTTATCACAATTACGATTGCCCTGTGTTCCAGGGTGCTGACGAATACTGGGCGCATAATATAGAATACTGCGAGTATCTGGGGTACTCGAAGTGCGGAAATTGTTGGTGACGACATGAAAAAATGGGAGCAGGGATGACCTGCTCCCATTTCTTTACCATTCACTGGTGTAGACGGTCCCCCAGAGGAAAGCCCGCTGCTCGTCGGTCAGGCCGGAGAAGTCCTCCAGCCATTCCCGCACATGGTCGCTCTTGGCCTCGCCCTTCACGGTCTTACCGTCTGCGTCCTTGGTCCCTTCCATCTCGTTGTAGGCGGTGTGGAACAGGACGTACTCCCAGGGTTCGATGCCCTGGGCCTCTGCGTCGTCAGCCTGGGCCATCCACTTGGTGCTGACCTCGTACTGTCCGTCGGAATGGTCCGCCAGGGCGCTCTTGTCGGCCAGATCATAGGCCGCCTTGAGCACCTTGTCGCGGGTCTCGTCGTCCATTCCCCGGAAGATGGGGCTGCTCGCCAGGTCGTCGGCCATGCTGCGGTAGTCGTTGGCCCGCTGGTCGGAGTATGCCCGGTAGGCGCTGCTCCCCAGGTCGTCCGCGCCAAAGGTCTCCTCCTTCTCCTTGACAGGGACGTATTTGTCCCTGCTGCCGATAAGGTCCCGCGCCCTCTGGGGCAGGGTGTAGTCCGGGTCCTTCTCAACGGCCTTGTTGTAGCGGCTCCGCATGGCGCTGTCGATGCTTGCGCCGTCCACGCCCATGCTGTTCATCAGGTCGTCCCTGATGTGCTGGTAGGTGTCCATGTCGCCCTGCTCCAGCGCCCGGTACAGAATGGCGTAATAGCGGTTCTTGTTGCCGGTGTTGGAGATGTTGTAGATAGCCTTTTCCATCTCATACTGGAGCGGGATGTTGCCGGTCTCCACCGCCGCGCTCCGGGCCAGGCCCCACATATCCCGCGTCAGGTTGGAGGCCGGGATGCCGAACATCTTTGCACAGGCGGCCAGCAGCCCCTTGAGGGCGTAGGCCCTGGTCCGCTTGCCCTGGCCGTCGGCGCTCTGGATGGCCGTCTGTCCGGCCTGGATAAGGTCGGACACGATCTCCATTTCCGTGCGGGACACGTCGTAGCCCTGCATGATGGACAGCGCGTCCTTTACAAAGGGGATTTGCCCCAGGGGGTTCATGTTGCTGCCGACGTTGCCCTCCATGATGGCGTTCCAGGCTTTCTCCCAGGGGGTCTCCTCGTCACCGGAGATGCCGGTGAACGCAGCCCGGAAGCGCTCCCAGTATTTTTTATCTTCGTCATCGTCGCGCATGGCGTCGATAAGGCTCTGGGCCAGAGCGTTGACCACGTTCGTCACCACCAGGGCCGTGGCCGCCCGGCCCATCGTCTTGATGGCCTTGCCGCGCTTCTGGCTGTTCTGTTCGTAGCGCACCTGGTCATAGGCCCGCATCAGCAGGTTGAGGCTCATTATAGGCTCGCCCATGAAGCTGGTCGCCTGCTTCACCACCGCGTTGCTGGAGCGCATGATGTTGGACCGCTGGAGCACGCCGTCTACCACCTGGGTCTGGTCGATGACCTCCGCGAACAGCTTTGCCGTCTGTCGGTAGAACGCCTCGCTGCCCTTGGTGAGGCCCTGGTGTTCCCGCGCCGTGGCCCACTCGCAGGCGTTCCACAGCTTGCCCCAGGTCACGGCGTCCGCCGCGCCCGCAGGGGCGGAAAGGGCGTCGTTCAGCTTCCGCACGTTCGTCCGGTTGTCGAACAGCGTCTCGGTCATCTTGTAGGGGCTGGAGATGTCGAAGCCGCCCGCATCCTTCCGCATGGCGATGGGGGAGTATTGCAGGGCTTTCTTCCATCCGCTGCCCCGCGTAACGCCTCTTGCAAGGCCCCGCGCCATGTCCTGGGGGTCCAGTACCGCCGCCGCCCGGAAGAACGCCGTGGGCTGCTGGATGACCACGCGGATGTTCGCGCCCACGGCTGCGCCCTTGAAGCCGCCGATGGTCTTTCCGGCGATGTCCCACATGGGGCTGTCGCCGGGGGCGTTGATGCCGTTCTGGATGTCCTCCATCAGGTTGTGCCAGTATTTTTGACTGCCGGGGCCGCCCACGCGGTCCAGCAGTCCCTTGATGGTCTTGCCGGTTGGGTTGCCCTCCTCGTCCCGGAACTGGTAGTTGAACAGGCGGTTGATGTCCTCCATCGTGCAGAGCCAGGAGGCATAGTCCGTCATGTCGGAGGCGTGGTTGGCAAAGGTGGTGAAGATGCCCGCCAGGTCCAGGGCGTTGCTCACGTGGGGGATCGTGGTCTTTGCCATGCCGATGTTCTTAATGGAGCGAGTGTTGTTGCCGCCCTTTTCGATGTTGCTGTGCAGGCCCTCCTTGGCCGATTTGATGGGCCAGTAGTCGCTCTCAGTGAACTTCTTATAACCATAGGCTTCCATGCTGGCCTTGTTGCCGTAGTCGGCCAGCACGCCACGGGTCAGTCCTTGCAGGCCGTCCGCGATCTTCACCTGCTCCGGTGTCAGCGTCCCGGTGATGTTCACCAGGTCGCCCTCCGTCAGGCGGATGCTGTCCGTGCCGCGCCGGATTTGCGAGGTTTTGATCTCTGGCTGCACCACGCCACCCTTGAGCAGATGGTCGTGGGCCTGCTTGCGCTTCACCAGCTCGTACAGCTCCATCACCTGGGCCGTGGAAAGGGTCAGTTTCTCGCCTCGCTCCGTGGTGAAGGTATGCGTGGTCGCCTCCAGCTTCTTCACCGTCTTGGGGTCCACGATCTTGCGGACCTCCTCGGCCACATGGTCCACCATGAGCTGCTGCTGGTCCTGCGCGTCCCGCAGCATCCGGTAGACCGCCTTGCCCGCCTCTCCGTAATGGGAGAAGAAGGTGTACGGGGTCTCCAGGTCAATGAGGGCGTGGTTGCGGGTCAGGCTGTTCTTGGCCCGGCGGCTGCTGGTCCCGATGGAGATAGCCTGCGCCCAGTCCGCCGTCCTGGCGTACTTGGCCTTGGACAGGACTTTCCCCGCCGTGTTCACGCTGTGCTCCACGGCCTTGACCACCTGCCAAACGGTTTGAAGCTGCGCCACGCTCATGTCGGCCAGCTTGGTGTCCTTCATGGCGATGACCGCATCAAAGCCGCCCTTGATGCCGTCGGCGTCGCTGCCCAGCAGGGAGGGGTCAATGACCATATCCCCGCCCTCGGCCACGATTTTGGCGTACTGCTCCTTGAGGGCGCGGAACGCCTCGGTTCGCTTGGTGGGGGTGCCTCTGCCATCCTTCACCCGCTTGCCGTTCTCGTCGAGGGTGTACTGGCTCTCCTGGTTGATGCTCTCCAGCATAGCGGCCACGCTTCCGCGCATGGCCTCCGGGATGTGGTGCTGGTCGCTGGGGCGGAGGAGCTTCTGGGACAGAGCGCTTGCATGGCGGGTGATTTTGGCCCGCAGCTCACGGGCCGCCCGGCGTTCCCGGCCCGCTGCGTCCTTGGCCGCATAGCGGTCTTTTAGAGCACCCATCTGCCGCTCGCGGGCCTCCCGCTCCTTGGCGATGGCGTTCTGTACCCGCTGCCGGTTTTGCTCCCGCAGTTCCGCCAGGCGGGTGGTGTACTGCTCCCGCACCTTCTGGACCTGCTCCCGGCCCTTGACCTTGGCGTTCTCCAGCTTCAATGCCTGCCGGTCCGCAAAGGTCTTTCGCGCCTGGGGCAGGTCGAAGAAGGTCTCCATGATCTCGTTCGCCGCGCCGGTCACGGCCTGGTCCATGTAGCGGGAGAAGGGGTTGTACTCGTTGATCTCGCTGATGCCGTCCAGCACTTCCACGATATGGAGGAGCTGGTCCGTCGGATGGGTCTGTTCCTGCTCGCTGAAAAACTCCGGCCAGCGGGAGGAAAGCTCCTGGTACACCTGGTCGATGTTGGTGTGGCCCTCGCTGCCCAGGTTCAGCCGTCCGAACTGCCGCTTGCGGAAATCGCCATAGTCCGCGATGTCCCCGTGGTATTCCTTGCCGTAGATGATCTTGGTCGTCCGCAGGTAGTCCCGCAGGTCGCTGTACGCATCGTACATATCGCTGTCCACGGCCACCGCGTTGCTCACCAGGGTTTCCGCGATGTCCTCCGCCCGGCGGCGGGCCTCGGTGTAGGTCAGCTCATCCTTGCCGTCGTAGCCGCTGGCGATGTAGTCATAGAGGCTCTGGAGGTCTCCCTGGATGTCCTTCACCGCGATGTCGGCCCCGTAGTTCTGGATAAGCTGTTTCGCGGCGGCGGTCACGGCCTTTTTGTCCGTGGTCACGCGCCGGGTCCGCCGGGTCTGGCCCTGCCAGTAGTCCCGGCTCTCCTGGAGCTTCCCGTTTCGGCGCTGGATGGCGATGTAGTCCTTCATCTGCTCCCGCAGTAGCCGGTTCTCCTCTTGCAAGGCCGCGTTCTCCCGGAGGATGTCCCGCCCCTTGAGGGACAGCCTGTCCCCATCGCGGGTCACGATGGCGCTGACAGCGCCGAATTTCCGGGTCGGTTCCACGGTAAAGCCGTCGCCCAGGGCGTCCTTGTTGTGCAGGGCCAGCAGCTTGTCCGTCTCCTCCACCGGGGTCTTGAGAGAAAATTTGCTCTTGACTTCCGCCCCGTTCTGGGTTACACTCTCACCCGTAGAGCGAATGCCATCTCCCACCGAGGCCATGTAGCCGTAGGTCTGGAGAAACGCATTTGCTCTTTTTTCATCGTACAGGGCAAACTCGTTCCCGCTGTCGATTTGGTTCTTAATCCATTCCGCCGGGTGCTCCAGGCCGTACAGGCTGTTGATGACATTGACAGGCTTGCGGTCCATATCGGTCCCGCGCTCCAGCGCTGCCAGCAGCGTGTAGCCGTCGCCGTCGATGTCGTTCAGAACGATACCGGCCCGGTCTCCGCTCCCAAAGGAGAACAGAGGGGAAGCCAGGTTGCTCATAAGGTTTTTCAGAACGCGGCGGGGGATGTTGTGCTTCTTCTGGGTGGATTTGCGGAAGTCCCCGATGGTCATAGCCAGGGGCAGCGCATCAAAGCCGGACTTCTCCAGCGCCGCAGGGGTCACTCCGAAGTAGAACGCATCGCTGGAGGCCATCTTCCCGTCGTAAAACATCTTGAGCTGCTGGGCCAGCGTCATTTGAGAGGTCCGTTTGATAGAGAATTTTGTGCCGCCGTCCGTCTGGGCGGCGTTTTTGTTTGCCGTCTGCTCGCTGGTCGCTTTCAGCGCCTCCTCCCAGAGGCGGGCCGCTTCCTCCAGGGTGTCGATGCTCACGCCGTAGGCGTTGGCGGCGGCCTGGTTCTGCGCGGTCTTGTTGCCCTTGAACAGAGACTTGACCTTGCGGATGAAGTCCCGCACGGCGTCCAGCAGCTTCCGGGCCACGCTGCGGTTTTCCTTTGCCAGGGTCTCAAACCTGGCCGGGTCAACCGTCAGCGCCTCGGTGAAGTCGGCGGCGATCTCGTCCATGGCCTGCTCCGTGGAGAGGTTCACGCCTGCCTCGGCGTAGCGGCTCTTGTACTGCTCCACGATGGAGGCGGTAGAGCCGTCCCGCTCGGTCAGCGCGGACATGGCATAGTCGCGGTACTTCCGGTATGCCTCCGGGGCCATCTCCTGCATCCGGTGGGTGATCTCGTGCTTTGCCACCACGGTGCCGGGGTTCTCGGCGTCGTTGGCAATATGAATGATGCCGTTGCTGTACCATCCGTTTGCGCCGCCCTTGCCGGTGGCCTCTGCCATCTGGATTTTCACCCCGGCGGCACGGGCCAGGCTGTCGTAGAAGCGCACGGTCTCCTTGGGCAGGCTGGCGGAATGTTCGGACTGCACGAAGCCCGCCTCGTCGCCGTACACCGTGGCGCTCTTGACGCCCTCCCGCTCCAGGGCCAGGGAGGCCGCCGCGTCGTTCTGACCGGCGGAGTAGGCCGCGAAGCGCTGCGCCTGGTTGAGCTGCGCGGCATAGCGGCTCTGCACCTTGTCCATGTCGATGCCGGAGATGCCCGCCTCGTAGTAGGAGGCGAAGCCTGCGTAGTAGTCGTCGGCCTGCACGCTGCCGTCATAGCTGGCAGAGAGGGCCTTGGCCCCGTTCTCGCCCAGGCTGGCCGCAGCGTCCCGCACGCGGCGGATGTCATACGCCTGCTGCGCCGCAGGTCGCTGCTGCTCCACCTGCATGGCGGGGCGCACGGTCTCCTGCGTGGCCGCCTGCCGGGCTTCCGTTGCGGCGGGGGCAGTTTCCCTCGCGTTCGTAGAAACGTCGCTCTGCGTCCTTGCAAGGGTCGCCACGGCGTTCTTGACGGCCTTGCGCTGCTGGGACTTGCTCATGTCCTCGCTGATGTTCAGCCCCGCCTCCTGTGTCAGCGTGTTGATGGCGGTGGGGTTGCTCAAAATGTCGATGGCGGTGTTGTTGGTCACGCGGCCCTTCTGGGTCACTTCCTCGGCGGCCCGCAGCAGCAGGTCGCCGCTGCCGTCCTCCGCGTCGATGGCCTGCACATTGGCCTGGTACAGCCGCCCGATTTCTGCGTTGGTGAGGGTTTGCCCGGCGTCGAGCTTCTGCTGGAGCTGTACGGCCAGCTTGTAGCTCTGGGTGCTGGGGTCGCTTGCAAGCCCTTCCTGGATGGTTGCCTGCACCACGTCGTCGCCCATCGCCTGGAACTCCGCACCGGTGCGCCGTGCGCCGTATTCATTCAGCCCCGCGTTGATGGCGATGCCCGCGCCGGACATCACGCCGCCGGAGACAGCGCCGCCCAGGAAGTCCAGGCCCATGTTCTCCGCCTGGTCCCGGACGGCCCGCCAGAACGCCTCCTTCTCGGTCATGCCCTCGGCCTCGTAGGCGTCGATGGAGGTCTGCCACTCGCTCTTGTCCTTGGAAATGAGCACATCGGCCACCAGGTTGATGATGTCGCTGCCCACTTCCTCGCTGCCCTCGGCCAGGGTGTTTTTGAGGAAGTAGCCCATGGCGCTCTTGGTGAGCGCGGTTTTATCCAGCAGGGCATCCAGGCTGACCTTCTCGGTGATGATCTCCGCCGCGCCTGCGATGGTGCCCAGGGCGAACGCCTGGTTATCGGACAGGCCCCGGTCCTTTGCGGAGATGGTGGCATCCGCCGCCGCGCCGGTGCCCATGATGGCAAGGGAGAGCGCCTGGTTGCCGCCGGTGATGGCAGTATTCAGCAGGAAGTCGCCCATACTCATGCCGGTCTGGTAGGCAAAGCTGCCCACGCCGCCCCAGTTGTCCTCCACGATGGTGTTCACCTCGTTGCGGATGGCGCTGTTGATGTAGCTGAACTTGTTGTAGCCTGCGTTCTGGTCGATTTCCCCGTCGGAGAGGTAATCCGCCGCCTGGCCCAGGTAGGAAAGGCCCTTGAGAGGGCTTTCCAGCACGCTGAACGCAGAGGACCCCACCGGGTGCTCCTTGGCGTAGGCGGCCCATTCCTCCTCTGCCTTGGCCCGCTGGCGGTAGTTGAGGTCTCCGGTCAGGTAGTCGATGTAGGCGTAGGCGTTCTTGTGCTCCGCGTCGCCGTTGGCGCTGTCCTGGGCGTACAGGTAGTTGAAGGTGGCGATCTCGTCATCCGTCATCTCCCGCCGCTCGCTGTTGTCCAGGCCCAGCAGGGACGCGTTGCTCTGGATGTCGGAGAGCATCTGGCGGCTGCGGGCCTCCTCGTTGCGGTTGATGTAGTCGTAGGCGATGTCGTCAAAGCCGCTGTTGGAGTAAGTACCGCTCCATGCGTTGAATTTCTCCTGGCCGTTGGCCGTGCTCTTGTACTGGCTTTTCTCTGCGAAATCGGGTTTCTCCGCCAGCGCGGCATATTCCTTGCCCCGCTGGTAGGTGTTGTAGTCGTTCTCGTCCTTGAACTGGGACCAGAAGTCATACTCGCTGTTCAGCCCGCCCCGCAGCTCCTCCAGGTACTTGCTGCCCTGGTCCAGGGTGGAAAGGACGCCGTTCACGGCATCCTCTCCGTATATCTCCCGGTTGTCCTGGAAGTAGGTGCGGTAGGCGTTGGCCCTGTTCTGCATCACGCTGATGCGGGCGTCGTTGTCATCCCGGTACTTCCCAAAGTCTGCGGCACTCTGGAATTTGCCGTCCCGGCTCTGGTAGTCGCTGCCCAACTGGCTGGAGAGGCCGTTCACGCTCTCCAGCCAGGAATTGAAGCCCTGGGCCTTGTCCGCCTCGTATCTGCCGCTGCCGCCGTAGGCATCCTTGCCGTACTGCTGGTCGATGACGGCCCGGCGTTCTGCGGCTTTGTTCCGCAGAAAGTTGCTCGCCCGCGTTACGGTGCCGTCGTCATTCTTGCCCAGAGGGGTCTTATCGCTGCTCTGGATGCTCTCGGCCTGCTGCCGCGCCGCCGTCCGCTTCTTCAAAAAATCGCTTGCGCTTGCCATAGGGCCGCCTCCTTACTTCTTATTGCCGTTCCACTTGTAGGTGTAGGTGTTGGTCGCGCTGTCGTAGGTCTCGATGACCTTTCCGCTGTTGACGTAGTTCTCCACCTCGTCGTAGGTGAAGCGGCCATGGCCGGGAATATAAATCCAGCTATCCCCGTGCCGGTTGCCGATCTGGGCGTCGCTGCCGCTGTTTCCGCTGTCGCCCTGGTTTTTCATCCAGTCGACGTAATACCCGGCCAGTTTTCCGGCCTGGGTGGTGTTGTACTCGGCGGACAGCAGCCAGGCGTATGCGTCGCCCTCGCTGCGGATGCCCGCCTTGTACATTCCTGCGTACACGTCCTCGCTGGCGCTTGAGCCGCCTCTCTTGCTTCCGCCGGAGCGAACGGATGCCTGTGCCTTGTTGTATGCGCTCTTGAGGCCCGCAATCTCCTGGTCCGTGTACCCCAGGGCCTTGTAGCCGGAGAAGTCGCCGCCCGCCGCGAGGGTCTGGGCCTTTGCCATCGCCCGGTTGTACTCCGTCTCGTCCTTGTAGGTCTCCCGGTTGTAGGCGGTCTCGTCCTCGTAGCGCTTGTCCGCGATCTGGTCCCGGCCCACGGAATAGTTCCACTCGTTGTTGTAGCGCTCGTCGCCGATATTGTCCCGATGCACGCCGTAGTCGAAGCTCCGGTCCGTGTTGTACTGGGCCAGGAGGTCGGCGTACTTTGCGTAGTCGCCCTGCTCCAGGGCCACCAGCATTTCCAGGTTTGCCCTCTGGGTGTTGCCCTCGTCCTGGTACATGGAGTAGGCAAGCTGTTTCAGCTCCGGGATTTTATCGGCCAGCGCCCCCATGTAGTTGTCATAGGTCTGCTGCGCTGCGCTGCCCGCATAGCTGCTTGCAAGGCCGCCTGTGCGGGCGCTGACCTGCCCCAGGGTGTCCTGCATCGCCCGCTCGCCGCTGCGCGTGTAGCTCTCCTTGTACTGCTGATAGGTGGGGTCCTTCTCCGGGTCATAGCTGAACGCCTCCCGGTTAAGGATTTGGCGGGTTAGGTCGTCGATCTGGTTCTGGTAGCGGCTGGTGTAGGTGGGGGCCGCCTCGTAGGAGAAGCCGCCGCTTCCGTTTCCTCGTCCGCCGCCGCCCATCTCCAGGGGGATGTAGCGGCTGCCGTCGCTGTCGCCGGAATAGCCGTAGTTGCTGCGGATGCGCTCCACATAGTCGTGGGCGTCTGCCCAGGTCGTTTTGCCTGCCGCCGCTGCCGCCCGGACCTCCGCCGCGCTCCGCAGCTCGTCATTGGAAAAATGCTCCTGGTCATATACGCTGCCGCCGTAGCTGCCCCGGTCGCTGCCGCCGCCGCTCACCGTGTCGGCGCTGGGCGCGGCGGCCTTGCCGGTCTTGCTCCCGGTCTTGATGGCGCTGGTGGCATAGCCGTTCTCGTTATAGCTGATGTTGTAGCCGCCCTTGGAGACGGTCTTGCCCGCCAGGTCTTTGTTCCTGGACATATCGGGTTTTGCCATGTCGGATTACCTCCTCTTTCAGTTGGTTTTCTGCTCCAGCGCCGTCACGCGGGCTGCCAGCTTGTTGTACTCGCTGCCCAGTGTGCTCACGCTCTGCTGCACCCCGGAGAGGGTGGTTTGCAGGCTGGAGACCTTGCTGTTCAGCCCCTCCACGCTGGTCTGTATGGCGGTCATGCTCTTTTGAAGCTGCCCCAGCATGAAGTCCAGATTTTCTTGCAGGTTTCTGGTGTAGTTGCACAGAGATTTTACGGTCCCGTTCACGTCGTTGCGGTCAAACGAAGGAGGGGAGCCGGGGAGGGTGGTTGCCATGCCCTGTCACCCCCTTAATATTCGCTGCCCAGGGCGAACTCCCGGATGATGCTCTTGACCAGGCATCCGCCCTTGCCGGACAGCCGGATGCGGAAGTTGTCGCACCGCACCGGCAGGATGGGGACTTGCAGGGTCTTGGCCCGCTCGTTGTGGGTGGAGAACACCTGTCGGAAGGGCTTGCCGTCCGTGCTGATCTCCACCTTGAGCCAGGCCCCGGCATCCAGGTCCGCCCGCAGGTACAGCTTGGAATAGCACTTGCGCCCGTGGCTCGTCTCGTCCATCTGGCACAGCGTTGCGCTCCAGTTCACCAGGCCCTCCTCGGAGTAGTCCTGCCCGGTGGTCATCAGCTTGCCCGTGGCCCCGTCCAGGAAGTAGAGCGTCCCGTCCAGATAGGCCCAGTCCAGCGCGTGGGTCGCGTCCTCCCGCAGCCAGATGGCCCGTAGCGTATCAAAGACGTACAGCTCCCAGTCGCCCTTCTCCGTCCGCATGGAGATGTAGTAGCGCTCGCCGTCCGTGCCGCCCACCGCGTCGAAGAAGCGTCGGGTCCCGAAGTTCTCCGTCAGCAGCTCCGGGGTCCCGCCGGAGTAGGCGTACACGCCGTTGCGGCCCTTGTAGAACAGCGTCTCGTTGATGACGGCCAGGGACTTCTCGCTGCCCTTCTGGATGCCGGGCACCGTGTAGGTGTAGATTTCATACTGCGCCGGATAGCTGCCCAGGACCTTGTGCAGGCAATTCTCTTTCCAGAACAGCACCGTGCTGGAGTAGGCGATGCACCCGGTGAACTCGCCCTCCGTGCCCACGGCCACGGCGTAGCTGTCCGTGGACACCCCGTCGTAGACGTAGAAGTTGGTCGGGTCGCCCAGGGCGCTGGCGTAGATGGTCTTGCCCTCCGCGCCCCAGATGCGGTTATCGCACTCGCAGATGCACGTCAGGTCCGGCACCTTCCGCTCCAGCATCACCGTCCCGGCCTCCACGCCGGTCTTGGTGAAGATGTCCTTGGTGAAGGTCAGCTTCCGCGCCTCCAGGGAGCGGATGATGTGGCTGCCGTTGTTCGCGGCGCAGGTCGTACAGCCGGAGATTTCGATTGCGTCTCCGGCCTTGAAAAGCTCGTCGAAGCCTGGGTATTTGTGCAGCGCCGCTGTGTGCAGCAGATAGGTGATCTGGTAGGTCCCGTCGCTCTGCTTTGCGCTGCTCTGCACCACCATGTACTCCTTGGAGCTGTCGCAGTCGTATTGAATGTAATCGCCCGCCTTGAGCTTGTCCGGGGTCCCTGCGGTCCCGCCGCTCATAGTCAGCGCTCCCGTGGTCTTGTTCACGCTGGCCCCGGTGTAGGCGGTGATGGATGTGTCGGCGGCCACGCTGCCCTTGGTCTCTGCGTTCTCCGCCGCTTGGTCGATATAGCTCTGCTCCGGCACGGTCAGGGTGTTGGCCGTGAAGGTCACGTCGCCGGGGAAGCCGGGGTATTCCGCCGCCAGCATCCCGAACTTCTCTGCCTCCGTGTCGTAGTAGACCTTATCGGGGAAAATGACGATTTTGGTGTTGATGGTGGCAAACTGCTTTTCGCCCGCAGTCACATGGCCCACCACCTTGCCGTCATAGAGAAAGTCGGTCCCGTCCACCACGCACAGCTTCCCCCGTGCGTACAGCCCCGTGGGGCTGGTGTAGGTCCCGGCGGTCTTGCGCCCGTCCCGCTGACTGAGGCACGGGAAGCGGGCGGAGGAGAGGCCCCAGCTCTCTGCCAGCTCGCCGTCTCCGGCCCCCTGGCCGTAGTTCAGCCCGGCAAAGGCGATGATCTGCTTGCGGTTCTTGCCGGTCGCCGCCGTCATGTATGGCAGGTTCATCTCGCCCCTCCTCCTAAAATAGACCCGTCAGACCCCCGCCGCCGATGGGCAGGTGCCTGCGGTGATACTGTTTCCGCCATTCGTCCAGCGCTGCGTTGTACGCCAGGGCGGAGTTGTTGTAGTTGTCGGCCTCCCGGTTGTAGAAGTCCACCTTGCTCATAAGGTACAGGTCGTACAGCCCGTCGTAGGGGGCCTCCACCAGCAGGGGCTTGTCCCCGTCCTCCGGGAACGCCTTGGGAAAGTCCGGCAGGTCGGTCCAGCCGCACGCCGGACACAGGTTGCTGTCCATCACCCGGTCATAGGTGATTTCCGTCCCGCCGCAGGTGGGACAGACGGCGACGGGTCCCTTGGCCCCGCGCCCGCTCGTGAGCTGGTGCCGCAGGATGGTCTCCCGGTAGAGCTGTCCGTCCAGCTCCAGCAGCCACGCCGCCTTGGTCTCGTCGTCGATGGCGTCCGGCCTCGCCCGGTTCACCCGTTCGATAACTTCATTGATGCTCGGCATACCGCCGCCTCCTCTCATAGAATTTGCCGGGCAGCGGCACGCCGCCGCCCGGCTTTCTGGGTGCTTCTCTTACACCGCGCGGACCCACAGGCCGTTGTTCTTCACATACAGCCCGCCGTCGTTGCCCGGCACGCTCTCAACCGTGTAGCATCCATCGCTGTCTGTGCTGTCAGATACAACGATAGAAGATTTAAGATTAAAAGCGGGACGCGGCGCGAAGTAGGCGAAGCACACGCGGTCGCGGTACACGGTGCCGTCGGCGCGGAT